CTCACTCATAAGCCAAAAAGTCAAGCCAAAAAAATAAAATCTTATTTTTGATTTGACTTCTCTCCATTTGGGGTTTAAAATCGGTCAGAAATTCTTAATAGTAAAAATCACTATAAATTAGTTCTGTAAAAGCCTATAATCATTGATTATTTTAGGTATGTAAAAATTATCTTAAAAAAAAATAAAAAAATTAGAAAAAATATTAAAACTTGCCACTAGTAACTTATATGAAAACAAAAAACATTACAAATAAAAAAGGGGGTGAAATGAAAGTTTCAGATACGCAACTTGCAATCGATTTTTTGTGGTTTAACTATCCATTAAGTTTAGACTTTAATGTTAATCCTATGATTGAGTTCATTAAAAGTAGTAGAAATATTGACGCTATGATGATTGATACCAATTCTATAGATAAAAAAATGTTAATCACAGAATTAAAAGCTAAATACTACGCAAAACCTATTTAATTGTGCAGATAGCTGACCCTTCGGAGTTGATTGCTGAATGAATGAAACAAAGGGTCAGCTTCTTATCTGCGTGTTCAATGATACAGGGAATTGAATTATCGAACTCTTTTATCTTAGCATTATTCTTCTTCTACTAAAGTATCAAAACATTTAGGGTGTGAGCCTGAGATAATTTGTTCTCTCATTGAAGCGTCAAGGTAAGGGAAGTATTCTTGCACAGTTTTTCTAGGATTGTCCCACATATACTCGTGCCAATCTTTTCTAATGACTTCTACTGTGCCTTCTTCTCCACACATAAAACATCTATTAGTTGGAACTGTAACAATGTCATCAAGGACATCTCTGTTCATATATTTATAATTACTAAACAAGAGCTTTGCGTTCTGAATAGTAATGTGTCCTGCACAATGTTTTTCTTTTGGGCAGTTGCAATCAATTATCATTTTTCTCTCTCTCAATCAATCCAATTTCTAATTTTCTTTTTTGTAGTAATCTTCTAACCTGCTCAAGTTGAACTTCAGAATCTAAGTGATTTAACATCTGCTCAATATTGTCAAAGATATTCATTTCTTCAACACCATATCTTCCTGCTCAATTTCTTTATCACAATGCAAACAAACAAGTGCAGACCAATACAAATGTGTTACTTCTAATTCCAAAGTACATTCAGGGCAATCAAACTTGAATGTTGTTCTCTTTTGGTAAATCATTAGACTCTCCTAGTTCCCTGCTTCCTGCTTGTAGTCTGATACTTCAAAGCTCTACCTTTTGCTTTTGATTTAGCTTTGCGTCTTTGGTGTCTATTCATATCAACTCCTTTATCCTAACGGTGTCCAAGTTAGGACACCGTTTAAGATTATTTCTAGAACATACTTGGAAACTCAACGCTTCCTTCAAAAGCAGATAGTTCATCAAGTGCATTATTTATTTCTTCTAACTGTTCAAGACAAGTTTCTAGTTCAGTATATTTCTCTGTATTTTCGAGATTTGTACCTGACATATTGTCTTGCCATTCAGTTATTTCTTCTATAAGAGTTTCTACTTCTTCCTTAGCTTGAAAACATTTAAACAAAGAATCTTCAAGCCTTTGGCTTCTACTCTTATGCTTCCTAAGTTCTTTACGAACTTGGAGTGGCTTTACAGTATTAAACAAGTCAGTTAGTTGTCTATCACTAACTGTTAAAATACCTTCGGTTATTACTGCACTACTAGGCAAAGTAATCTCCACAGGTGGTCTGACTTGTCTTGGTCGCTTATTCATATTCAACTCCTTTTTTTATGTATAATCAACTTAGTTGGATTGTAATTTAAGATTAATCTTTTGTCAATCTTTAATTATGAATCCTAATTAATTTTTTCGTATGGCTCTAATAGTGTTTCATATTGGTCGCTAGTCATAGACTTCACATCTAATATTTTTGAATCGTTTGTTAATGAATCAAACACCATTCTTACATTTGGATAATCTACTTTTAAAATAAAATATTTCTCCATAATCTATCTCTCCTTTTTAAATTTATTCACAATCTGAGATTAGCAGAAAAAAGACAATATTAAATCCTAAATTATAAAAATATTACTTTGTACTAAAATCTCTGATTTGCAATCTTAGATTGTTTCTGCTATCATTAAAAATGAATGATAAATATAGAAGGAGTGAAATTGGAAGATACAGGCAGTTGGTGTGTTAATTGTAATAAAAATGAATTAGCACATAAGTTAGAAGTCGGTAAATCATTAGGTCATTTTGATTATTCTTTTCTATGGTGTCCTGACAATAGTGGAACGGAATTTGAGAGAGATGAAATAAGATACAAAAAATATATTGCCGATATGGTGTCGTTTAATACTAAAGATAGTAAAGAAATTTGCGAGAGTGAAGATTGCACAGATATTGTTTTATGTAATATATGCTACGCAGAAAAATATGGAGATTAAATGATTAAATTTACTTATCAAGTCTTAAAATCTTTTAAACAAGATTACACAGACTTAGAAAACTTCCAAGACGCTGAGTTAGTCGTGGAAGATACTATCGAGCTTGATTGTTCAGGATTCGCAAATCCTTTAGAAGTCCTTTGGGCTTGGACAATCAGGGAAGCTCGTATCTATAACAAAAAATTGTCAGACCAAGAGAAAAAAGATTTCTCTTATATTGTCAGGCAAAAAGATTCTTTGAAGGGAGAAGAATAATGATTAGTAATTGTGTTGATTGCAATAAAGAGATTAGATACTCTCCATTTGCTTTTGACCCAAACTCAGAATATGCAGAAGTAACAATGTCAGGTCTATGTTCAAATGGCATAGACGGTTGTTGGGAATTGAAGGGGGGTGCTTAGATGTCAGCTAGTTATATTATAGCTTTGCTTAATAAACACGGTTTCGATACAACTTGGAATAAACAACGAATGGAGTTCGTAAAAGAACTTACAGACAATTTAGACTATATTGTTGAGAATCGTGAAGAAGTTATTATAGGATATACTGATGAAGGGAGATTTGATTTTTCAAATACTAGACCTTATCAACCTAAATAATATTCTAACTTTATCGGAAGCCCACCGTTCATTCGGTGGGTTTTTGTTTGTCGTTTAAAAAAATTTTTTTGCTTACCGTCAATTTAAAACTTTTTCTAGGATTTCTTTTTTAACTTCAAAACTAGGATTGTAGTTTTTGTTTATCCAAATTATTTCTTTAGTTTCAGAATCCAAAATTAAATACTTTATCCATTGTTCTACCATTGACAAGTCGTCCTTGATTACAATTCCTGCATTCACAGATACAACTGTAACCGAAGAATCAGGAGAGAGATTAGTTCTCATCTCTCTCCCTGTCCCTAAGTATTTCACTTAGAGCCATATTTGTAATTTGTAGTTGTTGGTTATTTAAAGAATTAAGTAGAGTTTTAATCAACTTATATTCTTCCCAAGTAGTTTCATTCATATTCACCCCCTTTTGTTTCATAACATATCTAATGGAAACTTTTTGTCTCAAGGGGACAACTATTTAGAATTTTTTATTTTTTTTAAATAGAAGGAGTTATGATTTCGTCAGGTCTTGGCTCACGGTAGATTACATTACATCGACAATTTACAGTTTCTTTGGCAGATAGGTTTGGTGCTTTTGGATATAAAGCTCGTTCTCCACCAACAGTAAAGAAATCGTTTTGACCTACAACTTGTCCGTCAGCAGTAATGTGAGTATCTCTTGACCTTTGGAATGTTGTCTGCCATTCCTTTACTACAATAAGACCTGAACTCTCAACTGCGTCATACTGACCGAACTGAGCCAAAGCCCCACCTTCAGTTCTAGCAATAGTTGAAGCTCTACCCATTAACTTCTTCGGTAGGACATTCTCAACTTGTCCTGTAATGTAGTCATAAAGATTATCTCCATACAAACCAAGCTCTGTTCCTTCATCAATGGCTTTTCTGATTGTCCTGTTCAAATTAGCTTTTGTAGTTTTAGCCAACTCAGGCATAACAGAATCTAATCTCTCATTTACAAACGCTACGGCTTTTCGATTGTATCTAGTTCTCGGAACAGGAGAAGTAGCACTCGGAATAATATCGCCACCTTGTTTTCGTATCGGATAGAATCCTTCATTGATTACTTGATTACGAGTTTTCCTTCTGTTCTTGTAAGTATATAAATCCGTATCTTCCAATTCAGAATATCCTTTAAGAGATTCAGGTAAGAGAATGCCAAATTGAAATAACTCAAAGTCATAAACAGTAGATAAGTAAATATCATAGAGCGAGAGTTTCCATTCATTCGTAGTGTCATCTATTATCTTATTAAGTATCGGAGATTCTCCATTCAAAACAAAATTTTTGTATGCAGGGTTGTCTCTTCCACGCACCATACTTCTCGTGATTTTTTGAAACTGACTACGCAACAGACCGACATAGAAATCGACATACCACAGTTCCCAATTCCGTAGCATAGCGTCATAGTTCCGATAGACTCCTTGCTTCACTTCCGTAGATGTAAGTCTGT